CTCCAGAATTTCCAAGTGGAACCTTTGCATACTTTACAACAGTATGGGAAGATCAAACTGAGACTAAAGAGTACACAGTAACAGTTACGAGTGAAACTGATGGTAACAGATATAGAATTGATGGAGCACTTCATCCAAACTTAACATTTATTAAAGGTAGTACATATAAGTTCATACTTTCTGATCTTTCTAACCAAAATCACAATCTTTTGTTTTCTGACGCATCTGATGGATTTCACGGTGCTGGTACTACATACACAACAGGTGTTACTCAAGTGGGTACACCTGGTAGTGCTGGTGCCTATATTGAAATTACAGTTGGTGAAACTGCACCATCACACTTATATTATTTTTGTCAATTTCATCCAAGTATGTCTGGAACCAGTACTATTACTGTAGTTCCAAATCGCTATCTAACTCCTAAGTTTCCATACATATTTGGTCTTTCATCAAAACAGACGCTAAATATACCTAGCAACCAAGGTGTTGGTGCACCTCCTGCTAGTGGAGGTGAAAGTGAAGGAGGTAGTAGCACACCACAAACACCTAGTCTGGTAATTACAAATCAACCTACCAATGCAACTATTGCTGATGGTGGTACACAAACTTTTAGTTTGATTGCTGTAATTGAACCTGAAGCTGGTACTATCGCTTACCAGTGGCAAGTATCTACCGATGGTGGATTTACTTGGGCTAACCTTACAGGACAGAATAGTTCTTCCTTACAAGTAGTAGCACAAGCGTTTATGTCAGGTTACAGGTATAGATGTGTGTGTATAGGTCCTGTTGGAGAACAGACACAAGCATCTAATTCACCTCTTGCAAGTAACCTAGCAATCCTCACCGTAACAGGTGGAACGAGTCAACAAGATACATCTGGTATTTTGAAGTGGGACAGTAATGTCGGTAAATTTGATATGACTTCAGTTCCTTTTGATAGGGACAACAATAACCCAGACTTTACTAGAAATAATATCAGACTTGACGCAACTAATTATGAATTCGACCTTACATAAATAAAAACGTAGAATAACCCCCCTACTATGGCTAAACAGAATCTCAATATTGGTGTAAGTGCCAATGATGGAACAGGTGATACCCTGAGAGATGGTGCTATAAAACTCAATAATGTTATAAACGAGTTATATACCTTTCTTGGCGATGACACCAATCTACAAATTAGTGTTGGATCTCCATCAACCAACCAAGTTTTAAAATGGAACGGTTCAGTATTTACTGAAGGACAACTTGCTGCATCTAATCTGACAGACGTGGACGTTAGTGGGGTTACTAACGGACAGGTTCTTAAGTGGAATACTGCAAATGCTCGCTGGCAGCCAGGCGACGATCTACAAGGTGGTGGTGGCGGTGGTTCATCTATTACTAACCTAACCAACAATGGTTCTGGTAATGTTGTTGTAAATACTCATTTTTTACCTAATAGTGATAATACATTTGATCTTGGATCTTCAACTCTAAGATTTCGTGATGGTTATTTTACAAACGCATCTATCTTCTTGGGTGATACCGCTATAAGTGCAGATCCAACTACACAAGAATTACAAAGAAAGAAGAAGAAAACACATACTGTAGAAAGTATTAACACAGGTGCAACTAGAACTGTATCATCAAAACTATCTTCTGAAGACTCAACACAAGAAGAGCAATTCAGAACTCGTTTTAGTGCTATGACAGCTGGTACTAAGTTACATATCGAAGATTCAACTGGTGCAAAAGCAGAAGTTGATTTTGTATCGTTTACTGCTCAGAATGGTGCAGCACGTGGTTTTATTACAGTTAGTGCTGCTGGTGACAACCAATCTCAGGAATTATCAACCACTAACCCTGTTCATATAACATCTGTAAATAAGATGTTGAGTGAAGATGAAACAGGTACAGTTGCAATAACAGGACAAAAATTAGATTTTGGTAGTAGCAATACTATTGAATTTGATAGTTCTGGTAACTTACAGATTCCAGAGTCTGCTGAAATTAAATTTGGTAGTGGTGCAAATAAAAAACTATCATTCGATGGTAGTGACAACTTGATTCTTGCTGCTGGTACAGATATTCAGTTTGGTACTACTAACAAAATTAGTATGGACGCATCTGGTAACTTAACAGTTCCAGACGGTGAATTACGTTTTGGTACAAGTGCACGTAAATTAAAAATTGATACTGATGGAAACTTAGAACTTCCTGCTAACGGTACAATTAATATTGGTACCAAAAAAATGAAGATTGGTACTAATGGTGATCTTGAAGTTGATAATGGTAGTGGATTTAATGAGATTGGTGGTGGTATTGGTTCTCAGTTGAACAATGCTCCTGCTGGTTCTTCTATTATTAAAGGACACGATAACTCTACTATCTACAAACCATCTCCAACAATTTTATATGTATTCACTAATAATGGTATGACGAATTACATAGTAAATGGACCTGGCTCTGCAAGTAATGCTGCTAATGGTCCTCTTGTAGTTCATAGAGGATTTACTTATGATCTTAAGAACAATGCTGGTGGACATCCACTAGAAATTAGAACTTCTGATCAAGGTTCAGAATATACAGGTGGAATTTCAGGAAGTAAAACAGCACTTCAAGTTTGGACAGTTCCATTCGATGCTCCAAACACCCTTTACTATCAATGCACAGCACACCCTGCAATGATAGGTACAATCACAGTCAAATGATTAAATGGCAAGAACAGTCCCAGGACAAGGTGCAGTAATTGAACCACTCTTTAATTCTATATTTGGCGTTAGAGATGTTTTTGTGGTGGATGGCGGTAGTGGTTATAACCAGTCTGACCCACCTCAGTTAACTATCGGTAACTGTGGAACTCCTATTAGAGAAGCAGTTCTAGAACCTATAATTACTAACGGTCAAATTGCTGCTGTAAAAGTATTAGATCCTGGTGAAGGATATGATCCATTTAGAATCAAAATAGAAACTGCTGGTAATGGTACAGGTGCAAAAGCAAAAGCAATATTATACGAGACAGATCAAATTGATATTAATGGTAATGTATTTGCTCCTGCTGGATCAATTCAATATATTCAGGTTTTATCTAATGGAGATGAATATTTTTCAGATGTTGTAACTGCTACAGTTGAAGGTGGTGGTGGATCTGGTGCTGAATTACGTCCTGTTACGGGTCTTGTAACGGGTTTATCATTAGAACAAGCTGGATCTAATTATGAAATAGGTGACGTTAACTTAATTGTGTCTGGTGGTGGAGGACAGGGTGCAACTGGTGTTGCTGAAGTTAATGAATTTGGTATTGTTAAATCAATCAATATATCAAATCAAGGTGAATTTTATGAGACACCTCCTGTTATTCTATTGAATGGTGGTGGTGGATCTGGTGGTAAAGCAATAGCAACTGTTGATCTTGGTGCTATTACTGATATTTCTGTCACTAATCCTGGTGGAGGATATTCAACTGCTCCTTCAGTTCTCTTTACTAGAAATACAAACTTAACTAAAACATCAAGAAATAGACAATCATTTAACTCTACATTATATGATATTACTGGTCTATTAACGAGTGTTGATGAGAACGATCAAACAATATATGTTCAAACAACTGATCCATATCCAGGTTCAGGAAAAATATTAATTGGAAGAGAAGTAATAAGGTATACAGGTAAGACAGGTACATCATTTACTGGTTGTGACCGTGCATTAAACTTTAGATACGATCAAAAAGTAACATTAGATGCACTTGCAGATTCTAATGATGGTGTATCAGGATATAATTTCTTTGTTGGTGATAGAGTTGTCAGAACTAATGAAAGTTCTGGTAACAAAATTGCTAGGGTATATGATTGGATACCATCTGAAAGAGCATTGTATCTAACATTTGAAGTTGACGAACTAGCATTTATTGATGGTGGTTCATCTCAAATTAAATCTCAGGTTATTGACTTTTATGCTGGTGTTGCATCATCTACTCAAACTGGTGTTGAACCACATAATATTATTGATGAAGCAGGATCAACTATTGTCACATTAACAGTTCCTATCAGTTCAATAGCTGATAAAAACTTTGAAGATATTGCTGAATTAGATGGTGCTGGTGATGGTATACCTGATTTGATCAATACTGGCACTGATTTTGCTGGAGAGGTAAATCTAGATGGTGGTATAGCATCATCATTATATGGTATTGAAGAAACATTAGGTGGTACCAATACAACATTGTTTGCTGTTGGAGACCAAATGGCTGATGGTTCAAATCCTCCATTGTCACCTACAGTATCCGTTGCGGGTTCATTAGGTGATGGAGATGTACACGTTGCACAAGTAGATTTCTTATTCCGTTCACATACAACAGGTAACTATACTGTAGGTGAAACGGTTGTAGGATCTATCACTGGTATCACTGGTATAGTTACCGCTTGGGATGCAGCAACAAAAACCTTATCAATAGGTTCAACTGTAGGAAATGCTGGTAATTTCTTATGGAATAATAATGAAACAATCACAGGTAATGGGTCTGGAATTGTGGGAACGATACAACAAATTTTCTATCCTTCCTCAGTTCGTAATGAACCTGATTAAACCTAGTATAAATAAAAGGAAGGCAATAGCAGTCATATGGCACTACTAACTGACCAATTTAGAATATTCACTGCGGAGAAGTTCATCAAATCACTCGAAGGTCCTGACAAGAACCAGAGTGACATAGCTGCTGGTGCAAACAGAGATCGCTTGTATGTTTTTATTGGTAGACCCCAAGAATGGGACAACGAAAACAATCCACCAACCCCTGTTGATTCATTTCAGGAGTTCTCTGACGCATATGATGATATGATCTCTATGAAGCGTGTTCTTGCGAATGACGCTGTACAGGTTATACGTCGTATTGACTGGATACCCCCAGAACAAACTACTGGTGGTTTGGGTTATGTGTACGATATGTATCGTCACGATTACTCATCTAGTAAGACTGCATCTTCTGGTGCTACTAAATTATATGACGCAGATTTCTACGTTGTAAACAGTTCATACCAAGCATATAAATGTATCTACAATGGAACGTCGCCCTCAGATCCGAATGGTAAACCATCAACGGTTGAACCGACAGGTACATCTACATCTATTATCACGACTGCTGATGGTTATCGTTGGAAGTATATGTTTACTATCCCTGTTGGTCAGGTTCTGAAATTCTTCTCTGGTGATTATATGCCAGTGTTGACTGATACTGCTGTTATATCTGATGCTGTTGGTGGTGAAATTGATACAGTTGTTATCCAATCATCTGGTTCTGGATATAACAACGGTACATATGAAAACATCCCTGTAAAAGGAGATGGTACTGGTGGAAGAATCTCGGTTGTGGTTGATGGTGGACGTATTGTAAACGCTACTGTAACCTCTGGAGGATCTAATTATTCCTTCGGTAAAGTTATTATTGATGAGATTAATGGTATTGGTGCTGGTACAGGTAGTGGTGGTGCTATTGACGTAATCATTCCTCCGAAAGGTGGACACGGATCTAATCCAGCAATCGAACTTGGTGGATATCGTGTGATGATTAACACGAAGTTTACTTACGATGAAGGATCAGGTGACTTCCCAACTGATAACGATTACAGACGTATTGGATTAAATTTGAATCCACTTAAATACGGTACTGAAGAACTTGCAGATGCTATTACATTATCATCTACAAACGCTGTGATATTTTCTCCAGATTTCACAGGATCATTCAACACGGATGAAATCATTACACAAACTCGTACTATTGGTGGTCAACAGGTGACTGCTAGAGGTAGAGTTGTTTCTTGGAACTCAACAACTAAAGTTTTGAA